TTATTATTCTCCTAATTTTGGTAAAGTGGGGCGACACCGTTGTCGCCCCGTGGGTTGCCAACCTAAACTTTACTGAGTTGCCCTGTTGCGAATCTTCGCTAGAATGTCGTTAACATCCTTCTTCGGCTCTTCTGTAGTTGTCACAGCAGGCTTCGGAGCAGGAGCAGATACCTTGACCGCAGGTGTTACTGCATGGTCATCGGCATCGGCTTCTACGGCCGTTCCTTTAGTATTCGCTGCGCCAGCAAACTCGAAGCCATACGGACGATAGTGCGATGCCCAGCGATCTGGATCATACATGTCGCCGTTGACCGAAGCTTCGAACATCTCCTGAATCGAGTTCATAGCCTGTGCATCTGGACGAGCCGGTAGCCAGTCGTTCAAATTAAACAAGCCGTGCTTTTCGATTGCTTCGAGGTGTTCTTCGCTTAGTGCGGATTCCTTACGAGCATACTTGGAAGTGCTGAAGTCGTTATACTCGCCCTTCTTTGTACGTAGGATTGTGAAGTTTGTGCCGTTCACATAATCGGTTGGCATGTTTTCCATATCTGGGTCGAGCAGTGCCGACTTGATGATATTGAAAATCTGTGGACCGATAATCAAACGACGAATTGGATTCTCTAGTGGCTTTTCGTTCAGCGGATCTTCGATGATCAGCGCCTGGAACATATAGGAACGCTTCTTCCAATACTTTCTAGCTGTCTCAACTAGCGAAGGATCGTTCCACCACGGACGAGTTTCCTTTAGAATAGGGCAAGTGTCGCCCCACATCTCAACGCAAGGAACCTTCACCGTAACAGGCTTGTGCTCATCGTGTCCCTTAATACCAGAAAAGGTAAGGTTGATGATCTGACGCTCACGCCAGAAGAAGCTGTTTGTGGAGTCCTTGTCGGGGAGGAATCTTACTGTTGCACCCTTCTCAGCTGGGATATTCCAGAACGGATATGTGAGGGAGGGTTCGTCGGAGTTTCTTGTTTGACCGCCTTTGCGGCTCTCCATTTCCTTTAACTTTTTACGAATGTCATCTAATGTAGCCATGATTATATTCTCCTTATATGAATATTATAGTTATTACCTAAATGCTATACCTTTTATGCCTGCCCCGATCGCATTAGTTCGGTTAAGGTTTTTGAGCAGCATATACAGTATGTTGTACAGTATAGCTGCTCAAATGTATTTAGTCAAGTTTTAATAGAAAACGTCGAAATTAGAATAGCTTTTTAATGTCAGTCAGGTCAGCTAGTTTTTCATCAAAGCTTTCTGCCAGCTTGTCTATTACGCTTTCCTTTAGTCTGCCATTCTCGTATGACGCAACTGTGTTGTCACAATCGTACCAATCGCTCAGGCGGTAATCGCCAGTTTCTGGGTCTCGTTCGATGTGCTGTACGCAACGGTGTTCCTTGGAAACTTGTGCTGCCTTCTGATGCATTCTTGCAAGAAGTTCACGGTCTCCAACAAATTCTTCACCCATCATCCAACGATCATGTTCCACGTTCAACTGTTGCTGATCTGGCTTACGCTTTTCGCCTGGCTTATTTAGAGTATCTCTATTCTTCTTACGCTCAACTTCTTCTTCGTGGGAAGCATTGTAGGCATCAACTTCTCTCTTTGCATCATATGCTTCATCTGTCTTTTTCTTATTCTTCTTACCAGTTACGTTCTTCTTCCACTCATCTTGTTCAGCAGTGTCACGACCCCACTCATCGCGGAACTTGCCAGAACCTGGTTCGTCATCGTCTTCGTCATCCTTAGCTTCGACAATCTGAACATTGCCTAGTACATTCTTTACAATGCCCTTTTCGAAAGCATTTAGTGCAGAACCCTCCACTAGTTTGCCTGCAACATAACCTACAAATCTAGATAGGTCAGTTTGTTCTGCTACACGCTTCACTAGTCCTTGTAACTTGTATCCAATACGTTGCATTGGGTCGCCTACAATCATTACATCTTCTTCCTGTAGGTCTTGGGTGCGAACGACCATAAATGGCTTACCGCTTGCTTCTTGTATGCTTGCTCTCCATGCTTTCTTTTCAGATACTAATCTATTTACGAGAGGGAGAATCTCTCCGATACCTTCGTCAAACTTCTTAACGGTAAACAGTTCCTTGAGATCGTCCGCACCAGCGTCCTCTGTTACATTAGCTTGTTGCGCTTCGATTCTTTCCTTAATAGAACCATAGGTCTTTAGCCCTTGTAGGCGATGTAGTTCATTCTTAATTGTTAATTCATTTTCTCTAACAATGCTAATAATATCTTCGCTTGCTTCGTTGATTAGTTTGTTTCTTGTAACGTATTGATAAAATTCTTTTAGCTTTAGTAGATTGCCTGTCTTTTCGATAATGTATTGACCGACGGTATCGGTCATCTCACCGCCTTCGTTCATGTGCCGTGCCATTGCACGAGCACCTGTTAGATAATTGTGCGGGAAGCGGAAACGCTCTCCGGCACGCTCGATAAAGATTTCCTTAATAGCTCTGCTACGAGAACCGCGTACCTCTTCATCTACCGGCTTACGGTGACGTACGATAACCTTTACAGACTCTAGCGTTTGATAGCTGGTCTTTTTGCTTCCGTATGGTCTAGACAGCGATGCCTCACTCACGAGAACCTTCGATGGTACAACCGAATAGTCGTTTTTGAAGAATACATTCTTTTCTACTGGCGCTTTCACGTATCTTTTTCCTCCGTATGCTCGCTTCTTATCAATATTAGCCAGCATAGCTTCCTTGTTATCGTTTACATACTTGATGGCTTCTTCCTTTGTCTTGGCAATATCCATAGGAACTTTGACGCGAACGGTTCTAAAGTCATAGTATTTTCCGGCATAAATATTAGCTGGAATATGTACCATCCAAACATCTATTTCTTGACCTTCTAATACGTTGCTCATGTTCTCTTTATCCTTGTATCTCTTTGCTTGATAAGCATAATCTTTTGGCTTAATCTCTTGACCAAATACTCTAATTTGCGTATTCAGCATATATGTCTGAGCTAGCTTCTTAAGCTGATCGACTAGGCCCTGAAACTGATCTAGCGGAATGTTCTTATTCTTATTGATCTTGACGTCTTTGTTTTCTTCATCTAGTGTAACCATGTAATTTGGTTCTCTAACGAAGAAACGTCGTGCTTCTGCAGGATCGGAAGTTTCTTGACCATCGTTAGTAAACATAACGACGTCGTGATTCTGTCCCTTGATAATCGCAAATATCTTTTCCGCAACTTTTCGGTAGTTAATCATTGGTAAGCCTCTTATGCAGTATTTATCAAATATTGCTTAGAGAATAGCAATTGGAAGAGGAGCCTCAGATTCATCCTCAAAGTGCCCGCCTACATTGCTGTTTACTGCATCTTGGAGCTCGTCGTCCCAGGTAGCTATATGCATAGCCATACGTATGATTACCAGCATAGCAGAGATTAGATCGTCTGTTTCGCCGATGCTTGCTTTATATGTGTCTCCCACAGAGATAAAATACTTCATTTCATGTATTAAATTCTTGCTATGTATGGTCATACGATCGGCTTCTACAAGTGTTTTAAACTTAGCACAAGCTTCAAGCTTCGTACGTGCAGTAGTTAGATAACCCTTTCGCTTGTTCTTGTTTCCTAACTGCCTATTTGTATCGTGCATAAACGTACCCGGGAAACGTTCTTCGCCGGTGTCACGTATTACCACAAGGGCAGCTTCCCCTAGGGTATTAGATTCTACTGTCCAGTAAATCTCCGAATCAGGCGCCTGCTCCTGTATGTCTAGCAGAATTGCTCGAAGAGTCTTGATCTGATCTTCAATAATAGTACGATTGTTCTTCCATTCTGCCACTTGTTTCATAGTTGGCAATTCTACTACTTGTATAGCAGCATAATCGCCGCCTGTTCCCATGGACGGGTCTAATGCTACGCAGTATGTCTTGCCATTGCGTATACGATCATACCAGCGAACTTGTCCTGTCTTACGTACAGGCTCAATACCCGTGTTACTTAGCTTGGTTAGCTTGGTTGGACTAATGAGCGTCTCAGAGAAGGATATAAATTCGCACTCGTGTTCTCTACGGAAGCGCTCGTCGCCAATCTTACCGCGCTCAACGGATGCCCAGAAATCGTTACGATCAGGGTGAGCACGCCATGTAGCGTGATAGCCTTTAAAGCCGTTAATACCTGTGTCGCGTTCGTTGCCAAACTCGTCGGTTGTATTCTGCGAGCCAAACCAAATCTCTGCGAACTGGTCGTCGTCTACGTTTGGTGTAGAAGTGATAATACACTTACCACCTGTAGACAACGTAGGCGAAATGGATGTCCAGAACGCGCGAGCGATCTTAGGCGGTACGAATGCGAACTCGTCTAAGTATACAAGGGATAGCGACAAGCCTCTGCCTGTTGTAGGTGTAGTTGCTTGCGCTAGAATACGGGAACCATTATCGAAAGATATGCTTCCTTTATTGTATTCACGTATACCTGCACGAATATAGTCGGGGGTGGATTCGTAGCAGTAGCGTATACGCTCCATAATTTCGTTTACACCCTCTCGCTTGTGTGCAGCAATGAGGATTGTCGAATCAGGAACGAACATTGCATACCATAACAAGTAGCCGGATGCTAGTGTAGTCTTACCTAACTGACGACCGATCATTGCTATCGAGTAACGGTAGTTATGATAGACGTTACATAGCTCTTGCTGGTATTGAAAGGGCGAGAACTTTAAACGACCTTCTGTAGCGTGCTGTATGTACATGAAGTTCTCCATGTAATACATCGGACCTGTAACAGGGTCATGACAGGCGGCGAGATGGTCAAGCATCTCGGGCGTGTACTTGACCTTGCGGTGTGCCTTCTTAACTAACTTTTCGTCTAAATGTCCCACGTTACACGTTTAATACTGATCTATCGAAGCGTATACGAATTGCATCTTTGTCTCCGCCGGTGCCCATCTGTAATACAGGGCCGATATTGCGTTCGATAAGTTCCTTTGCTTTTTTCCAATCTTTAAGATTTGATGCAAGATTTAAGAGTTGTACATTAATATACTTAGCACCGCCTGCGGCTCCGGAAACACGAATATCGCGATGATAGTTGTATAACCATTGCTCAAAGCTCGGGTTATTTAATTCATCATCTGACACATCGTCTCCATACATCTGTTTTAACTTATCGAAATCCTGCCTACCAAACTCCATATCGATATCGTAATTGTCTCTTAGGTCTGCAAGATCATCTCTGTCAAAAACAAACATTTTGTTTTTCCAAAGAAGATCATACACTTCGCGACCAACAGACATACCCGACCTCGGTGCTTGCACCGCCGGAGGACGAGCTTCGTTTACTTCAGTTTTTTTTTTGAAATCTGCAAAATCTCGCAGATACTTTTCGTGAAGTTTCTTCGACTCTGTTGCCATTACCTTAGACATTGGGTTATCGCCGTGACGTGCGCCAGATGGTCCGACCTTTCTTACCACGTTGCTTGTTGCACCGCTTGGGAAGAAGTCTTCGCCATCGACTGCATGATTGCTACCGTATCCGTTACCAAGATCGCCTTCTTCATCAACGCCTTGCTTATTAAATACGTCCCAATCATCCATAGCTGCCATCTGATCCTGCTCGGCTGCCTGATTCATTACCCACTCGTCTTCTTGTTCTTGATCACGAATAGGATCGTGCGGCTTTAGTTCATGACGACCTGTGAACTCTGGGTGTGCGCCCATACGTGCAACTTGACGACGTGCATCTTCTGGATCATACCAATCATCTTCCTCGTTTGTATGAGGATCTTTCTGATGCGGTGGCTCTAGGTAATCTTCTTCCACTTCGGTTTCTTCGATGCTTTCGCCGTAAGAACCTAAGCCAATTCCTTCTGCTGCATCTGCGCAACGATCACACTGGTAGCCGGCGTCTAGATCTCTTTGTGTTAGACGATTCTCACCGCCGCAGGTTGGGCATGGGTGAATACGAGGATTGCGACTGTCTGCTGCGTATAATGCGCTACCTGGATTAGCAAAGCGACGTGAACGTCCTGGGAAATCTTCCTGCGACTGGTCGTCGTAATAGTCTTCGTCGTCCAACTCGTCTTGGAACGGATCCCATCCCTCTTCTACATCCTTTTCGCTTAATACAGACTTATCGCCGTCTGCATTTACAAACTTTTCAGGATCCTTAGGCTTCTCGCCACGTACATCTGCTACAAAGTCTGTAACATCACTTAAAGGAGACTGATCGCCTTCCTTGTTTTCTTCTGTTTCAAAAACTTGCGGCTTGTGATACATGCCTGCAAGCTTTAGTAAACGTGTCATATCTGCATCTTCTGTCATTGGAGTTTCCTCGTTTGTATCTTCGCCGATTGCATCGCCTAGCATTTGCTTGTGCTCATAGTCTTCTTGATCTCTGTATGCACCGCCGGCGCCTTGGCGCACAATGCCCTGACGGACAAGGTCGTCGATGTCTTGTCCGTCATCTAGGAAATCATCCCATTCTTCTTGTACCCACTTGTCGAAGTACTCGCCGATTTCTTTAAGGCTTTTAATCTTAATCGGGGAGCCATCGCTAGCTTGCCAAAAGTAAGGATTCTTTTTAATATTTGCTCTGTATGCATAACTACCTGCGTTAACGGTAATCGGTTGCTGAAGAGTTTTTAGTTGGTTAATTGCTCTGCTCTCTAGGTACTCGGGCTCACGTAGTCGAGCTAATGCTTTGTCGAGCGAATCACCTTTTGCTTCTTTCATGTTATCTTCCTACTAGCTTTGCAAGGTCTGCATAGTGAAGCGGACCTCTGCTGTTAATGTCTTGTCGCGAAGGGAAACGACCATTCTTAATGTAGAATTCTACATAATTTTGGAAGGTATCCTCCTTCATATGCTCGTACGGGCTATGATCTAGGTATGTGCTCTCGCCGCCCGGAGTTTCAATAATGTGCCAGATCTTTATGTTATCTTCTTCACGGTCTTCGTCTGCATAGAAACGGAAACCTTTGTATTCCATTTCTGGTCGTAGTCCGTAAACTTCGTTAAGTTCGGTTTCTTCTAGGCTATCGAATACTTGTTTCTTTTTCTTCTTAGCAAGCTCTAGCTGACCGAAACGTGCATACCACCCACGACCTTGTTCGTCCCCTATCCAACAACGGCCCCGATCTGGATCGCACTGGCTAACCCAAAACACTTCGCCCGGGTTGTCGGCATACTCTGGCTTTAGGCGAACCTTGTCGCCGTCCTTAAACATAGGCTCGTCTTCTTCAAACTCTCCATCATAACGACCTTCTTCGACATCTTCTTCCGCAACAGGTGTTACCTTTAGAACGTTGCTAAGTGCAGTCTTCCATTTCTTGCCGTTATCATCTACGAAGAATACTTCCTCGGTGCCTTTCTTAGGATGTACACGAATAGCACTAATGATACCTGCTCCGTTGCCCTTACGTGTACGAATACGATCACCGGGAGCTACATCTGGGAACCCTGCTGCAATCATGTCTCCGAATGGCGGAGGAGAAGAATATGTTTCTTCTAAATCCTTGTGCGGCCATAGTCGTTCTTTTGCGGCAGCCAACATCTCTCGTGGCATCTTGACCGCAATATAATTCGGCAAATGGCTTCGAACAACTGCCGCTGTTGGCATACCTATCTTACGTAGCGTATCTTTAATATGTTTTAACGGGAAATCATCGCGATGAATATGTAACACTGCGTTGTACCGATCCGGACCGGAGCTTACATGTGGATCATAAAATGCATCGTCGGCGTTCTCGTCTACAAATTCGAAGTTAGAAAAATCCGGCTTCTTAAATTTGCCTGTAATATCTACTAGTCCGTGCTCGCAATTAATACAACCTTCGCCGTGACAGTCTTGGCAGACCATGTATTCGCCTGTAGGAAGATCTTCTTCTTCGCTCTCATCTACTTCTGAACCCAGAGCTTTGTCTGACAAAGCTTGCCCAGCAGCTCTGCCAACTGCGGCACCAGCAGCGGTTACTGCGGCTCGGGCGCCTGCTGCAATGATCGGAGCAATTTCGTCCAATTGTTCCTGTTCCTCATCAAAGGAGGATTCGATAACTTTCTTCCAGTAACGAATATCCTTAGGTGTCATTATTTCTTCCTTGGATTCTTTGGACCGCCGTGTACGCTATAGCTTACACCAGGGGCCTTCTGTTCACCAGTTACGCCGCTGCGATCTACTGTTGGCTTAGGGCTTAGTGGATTTTCGACTACATGTGGCTTGCGTTCCTTGCGAGCGGTTTCTAGCTCTGCAAGTAGCTTCTTGTTGGCTTCGTCACCGTAAGCAGGAACTTCGCCCTGCTCGTAATCTGCTCCAAGGTTAGCCTTGTAGTTCTTCTTCCAATCTGGGTTAGCCATACGGTCTAACCATTCTTGTGTATAAGTTTCACGAGGATCGTTTTCGTTATACACAGCCACAGACTGCTCGCTAATTCCAGTCTTTTCGCTAATGAACTTGCGCAGCATGTCAACTGTTGCTGGATAGCCTAACACTAGCTCTGTGATGAATACCTTTGTATTCTTTACGTTAGGGAAGTCTAACGGGCTTTCTTGAATTGGCGTTTCCTTAAACTTACCAATGGAGCGCAAGTCGTACTTGCTTAGGCAGTTTTCAACGCAATCTTTAGTTTCATCTGCAAGCTCATTAACTGCAAGCTTGACCTTGAACTTATAGTCCTTGGTGGACTCTTGTAGGTAATAATCTTTAAAATTGGCCATTGGCTAATTCCTCGTTTGTTTCTACTATTTATCAGAAACAAGGAATTTCCAGTTGGCTTTTTAATCCCGTCTTAGGCGGCGTAATAGCTCGTTTCTATCAAACTCTACCCCGGAGTCTCCGCCAGATCCGTTGTCCTCGTTACCAGAACTTTGATCTAGCTTCATCTTCTTTAGCTGCAAATCAATAGTCCGTAGCTTACGATCAATCTTGCGGTCACGGGCATTCATTGCTACTTCTAACATCTTACCTGCTACTTCTAATATCTTAGCAGCATGTACATCGCTTACGTTAAATGCCATCTCTTTAATCTCAGCGTATGCTTCCATAGCTTCTTTCGAAATCTCATCCATCTCTGCGTCGTGGGAGTTCAAGCCCACTACTGCGGTGAGCGCATGGTCTACTTTTTCAGAAGCAGACAGAGCAGTAATAATTTCCGTTGCTCGTTCTTCTGCTTCCTCAACTGTAGTAATATGATGTTTCTCTTCCGGTTCTTCTTCCATCGAGGGCAGATTTAAAACCTCTTCTAATCGCTTAGTCATTCAATATTCCTTGGTCCATAATGTATTTATACAGCTCGGTAGCGATAAACTGGTGCCCTCTGATGTTCGGATGCCCCGACGAATCTGTGAATAAACTGGAGAAGTCTGGCTCGTTCGTATTCTTTCCTGCATATTTCTGATTATTGTCTGGCATACATTGTAAGGCAGAATACGGATAAAAACAAACATTAGTAGAAGTTGTATACTCTCCGATGGGCGTAAACGCGCTGAACAAAACATGTCTTTTGTTTTGTAAACGAGTTCGAATAGCTGCAATGTGTTCTCGATATGCATCTGTAATCATATCATCTGTATAATGTACCACCATTTTTTTCATTTCGTTAATTAGTCTGTCTACATTCTTAATCTGTTTTAATGTAGTGGTGTTGTAATACAGTTCATCTTGTATGATATCGTCTGCATAGGCTACGCACATGTGTTCGTCTATTTCTTCTATGTATATTGATAAGCGATAAGGCGAAGTTAATCCAACACAAATCAAGTCTTCGTCGTTACATACAGATACGGCTTTCTCTACGTCGCGCACCATTGCTGCATTAGAGCGCCCAGGATAGCTATAGTCGATAATGTCTCTGGCGCCGAGCATGTCCTTTAATAACGTAGCATACCTGTGCTTTAGTCGAAAGGCACGTTTCTCCATGAGCTTTAGGTCTCCAAGCCACGTACCTGCACCAAAGGTCCAGCTATCGCCAATAAGATACAAATTCATATTACTTCTTAGAGAAGATGTCTTCTTCTGTAATGACTCGGAAAAAGATATTGTGCTTTCTGCACCACGCTGCTGCGGCTTTCCACTTGGCAGCATTTACTGCTAGGTGCAACTTGTCTCTCTTTGATTTTGCTTCCGATAACACAGTTTGACTCTTCGGTTTAATCTCGATTAATTCCTGATGTCGTTTACCGTTTTTGTCCTCGTATACAATAAGGAAGTCCGGTACATAGACTGTGTATTTACTTGTTACTGGGTTGTAGTACGGTATTTTTATGGACTCGGAAGCCCAGTGTAGAATATTAGGATGACCGTCTGCCTTACGCATGAAGGCTAATTCCCAGGAACTACGATATATAATAGGATACGATCCAGCATACTTGTGTGGATTCTTCGGTATAAATTCTCCACCTACAGTGCCTGCGTTTGTACGACGTGCCATTACGGTTTTAGATAACGTGCTCTGTAACTATTATTGTTGCTTACAGGTGTTGAGCCAGATAACTGACTAGTGTTATCCCTTAGTTTGTTTATGTAGTCGTAAGATTTTGCTTCGACTAAAGATAGTTCGCTAGAGGTGACATCGCGCAGCAAGGCAGCTACGCTGATCCCTTGTGCTTTTGCTGCATCTACAAACACTAGTGCCATAGTTTTCTGGGCTAGTGGTGCAATACCCGCTGCCTGTACAAAGCCTAAAGCGTATTCATATTCGCTGATCTTCAGCGCAGAAGGAGTATAATTGGTATTCGTAAAGATTTGTACGGCTGCTTCTGCTGCGCGTTCATTACCTGTTCCGTTACGAACGGTGTTCGATAATTTACCTTGCGTCATTGTCGCAGTAACTTCTGCACCAAAGTAATTTACAAGAGATGTGCTGCTTCGACGAATGGTCATT